CGGATGGAATGCTGACGGCTCGCAGCGCTTTGCCGTGCCGGTGACCGCGACATGACGACCAGCTACGGCGGCACGCCTCCAGGCATTACCGGCACGCACTTCGGCGGCGCCAGCATCGGCGTGCTGGGCTCGCTGGTGCCGTCGTCTGGCCTGTCTGGCGCCGGCTATCTGTATGCGGGCCTGTCGCTGCCAGCCGACACATCGAAAGAGGTGCGCGGGCCGATCACGCGCTGGCCGACAAATGGCACGTTGACGGTCTACGAGGACTCATCGTTCACCTACGCGGGCACGACCGACTACGCGCTGTATGCGCTCTATGTCGACGGCGTGGCCAGCACAACGAACATCGGATATGGCGCCGGCATCGGCCGGCTGGATCTGCAGATTGGCGTGTCCACCGCCCAACTGTCCGGCGGCGTCACCTTGGCCAATGTGGTGGCCGCCGGTTCAGTGGTCGGCTATTCCATCGACACGCCGCTGGCCCGGCCGGTGTTTTCGCTGTCCATCGGAACCGCCGGCATCCGCATCGGGGCAAGCCGCCCGCAAGCCGCGCAGGTGCGCATTGGCAGCACCAAGCCGGACGGCTCAGCCTCAGGCTGAGCAGTGCAAAACGCGGGCCCTAGTTTTGCACTGACGCGCCCGACAAAGTGCTGCCCATGCAGGGCATCACCAAGCTCATCGCCGGGGACTCGCTGGACTTCACGACCAGCGTGGCCAGCTATCCGGCCAACGAGGGCTGGACCCTGAAATACGTGCTGGCGCCGCGCTTCACCACGCCGGCACAGTTGCCCATCACGCTGACCGCGGCTACCTACGAAGTGACCGGCTACCGCGTGCAGGTCGGCCCCAGTATCACCGCCACCTGGCAGCCCGGCGCATACAGCTGGGCCAGCTACGTCGAGAAGACCGGTGCCCGCGTCACGCTCGAGCAGGGCGGCGAACTCACCGTTGCACCCGACCCGGCCACGCTGGCCGCTGGTGCGGACCTGCGCAGCGACGCTGCCAAGGCCCTGGCCAACGCCCGCGCCGCGCTGGTCACCTACACCGCGTCGAACGGCACGGTGGAGGAATACGCCATCAACGGCCGGCGCATGCGCTTCCGCTCCGCGGCCGACATCGTGCAGATCATCAACCACCTGCAGGTGGAAGTGCTGCGCGAGCAGCGCGCCGCCGCAGCGGCGGCCGGCTTCTCCAACCCGTCGCGCTTCGGCGTGCGGCTCACCCGTGTCTAAGTTGGCCCGCATCCGTCAAAGCCTGGCGCGCTGGATCGCCGGCAGCGGCACGCCCGGACGCCGCATGTATCACTCGGCCAAGTCGAGCCGCCTCACCATGGGTTGGGGCGCGTCGAACGGCAGCGCCGATGGCGAGATCGGCACCAGCCTGGCCGTGCTGCGCTCGCGCAGCCGCGCGCTGATGCGCGACGCCAGCTACGCCAAGCGCGCCCGCGACATCGTGGTCAACAACGTGGTGGGCACGGGCATCGGCATGCAGGCCCAGGTGGTCAGCACCCGCGGCACGGCCTTCGAACGCATCAACGAAGCCATCGAAGAAGCCTGGTGCCAGTGGACGAAGGCGGCCAACTGCCACACCGGCGGCGGCCTGCACTTCCACGACATCGAGCGCATGGCCATGGCGCAGGTGTTCGAAGCCGGCGAGGTGTTCATCCGCCTGCACCGCACCAGGTTCGGCGACAGCAAGGTGCCGCTGGCGCTGGAACTGGTGGAAGCCGAGCGCATTGCCGACGACTACAGCGTGCCCATGGCATCCACCGGCAACCCGGTGCGCTTGGGCATCGAGGTGGACGCCTTCCAGCGGCCCATCGCCTACTGGCTGCGCACCGCGCACCTGTCCGACGCGGTGAACAGCGCCGGCAACCAGCTGCTGCGCGTGCCCGCCGCGGACATGATCCACCTGCGCATCGTGGACCGCTGGCCGCAAACCCGCGGCGTGCCGTGGCTGCACACCTCCATGCGTCGGCTCAACGACATGGACGGCTACAGCGAGGCCGAGATCATCGCCGCCCGCACGTCTTCGTGCGTGGTGGGGTTCATCCAGTCCCCCGAACTGCCGGTGGACCCTGGCGCCGGTGACGGTGCCAACGGCATGCCCCGCGAAATGGCCATGGAGCCGGGGATGATTGAGCACCTGGCGCCCGGCGAGTCGTTCACCGGCTTCAGCCCGCAGCGGCCGAACAGCGGCATGGATGCCTTCATGCGCCTGATGCTGCGTGAGGTGGCGGCAGGCGCTGGCGTCAGCTACGAAAGCCTGTCGCGCGACTACAGCCAGTCGAACTACAGCAGCTCGCGCTTGAGCCTGCTGGACGACCGCGACACCTGGCGCGTGTTGCAGGCCTGGTTCATCCGCAACCTGCGCGCACCGCTGCACAGCCAGTGGCTGCAGCAGGCCGTCATGGCCGGCGCCGTGGCCGGTGTCGACAAGACCGAATACGCCAGCAACCGCGAGAAGTTCGAAGCGGTGACCTGGAAGCCGCGCGGCTGGACGTGGGTGGACCCTACGAAGGAAGTCGACGCCTACGTCAAGGCCATCCGCGCGGGCCTCACCACCATCACCGATGTGGTGGCCGCCACCGCTGGCGGCGCCGACGTGGAAGACGTCATCACCAAGCGCAAGCGCGAGCTGAAGCTGTTCGAAGACGCCGGCATCGAACTCGACACCACCGTGGTCGACACCGCTGACACCACGCCCGTGGACGAAGCCGGCATGCCGCAGCCCGCGCCCGGCCGCGTCCACCCCATTGCGAGGGCCGCATGAGCGACACCCAAGACATCAAGCTGGGCCGCCTGTCGCGCGACCAGGCCGGTGCCTCCATCACCATCGCACGCGCCGCCGACAGCGGCCCCGTGCAGCTGTCGTTCTCTCTGTCCAGCGAGGCGCCCGTGCAGCGCTGGTTCGGCACCGAAGTGCTCAGCCACAAGCCCGGCGCCGTGCGGCTCGACCGCATGAAAGCCGGCGCCGCGCCGCTGCTGTTCAACCACAACTGGGACGACCCAGTGGGCATGATCGACGCTGCCCGCCTGCAAGACGGCCGCCTGGTGGTGGATGCGCACTTGTTCGACACCCCTCGCGCCCGCGAGGTGGCTTCGATGATCGACGGCGGCTTGCGCAACGTCTCCATTGGCTACGAGATCCTCGAGATGACCGAGGACGCCAAGCGCCAGACGTTCACCGCCACCGACTGGATGCCGCTGGAAGGCTCCATCGTCACCGTTCCGGCCGACCCCAGCGTCGGTCTGGGCCGCGCCGCGGAAGACACCGCGCGCCCCGTGCGCATCGTGCGCACCGCTGATTCGCAACCCGCCGCACCCGCGGCAAACCCCCAGGAGAAAGCCACCATGGCTGAAACCACCATTGCCGCCGCGGGCACGAGCGCGGACGAGGTGCACAACCGCGCCGCCACCGTCCCTGCCACGCCGCGTGGCGGCCCCAGCGGCACGGAACTGGAAGGCGCACGCCAGCGCGCCATCAAGAACCTGTGCCAGGCCAACAACATCCCCGACGCCACCGAGCGCATGTGGATCACCAGCGGCATGGACATGGAAGAAGTGTCCAAGGATCTGCTGGGCATCCTGGAAGCCCGCGGCAAGGACGACCCCAAGTCGTCCGCCGCCCTGGGCCTGTCCGGCGGCGAAGCCAAGCGCTACAGCATCTTCAACGCCATCCGCGCGGTGGCCGACAAGGACTGGAGCAAGGCCGGTTTCGAGCTGGAGTGCACCCGCGAGATTGCCAAGCGCCTGGGCGTCGTGCAAGACCCGAACAAGTTCTACGTGCCGTTCGAAGTGCAGCAGCGCCAGGTGCCCATGCGGCGTGACCTGACGGCCGGCACGGCGAACGCGGCCGGCTACCTGGTCGAAACGCAGAACCTGTCGTTCATCGAGATCCTGCGCAACCGCTCGGTGGCCTACCGCATGGGCGCGCGCCGCCTGTCGGGCCTGCAGGGCAACGTCACCATCCCGCGCCAGACGGCCGCGGCCACGGCCTACTGGCTGTCGACCGAAGCCACGACCATCACCGAGTCGCAGCAGACCTTCGGCCAGCTGTCGCTGACGCCCAAGAACGTCGGCGCCTACACCGAGATCAGCCGCCAGCTGATGCTGCAGTCGAGCCCCGACGCCGAAGCCCTGGTCACCGCCGACCTGGGCCAGGTGGCCGCGCTGGCCATCGACTCGGCCGTCATTTCCGGCAGCGGAGCTTCGGGTCAGCCCACCGGCATCATCAACACCGCCGGCATCGACACCGGCACGGCCGCCAGCATCGCCTTCAGCCACATCATGGGCATGCAGACGGCCGTTGCGGGCGCCAACGTCATGCCGGCCGCCGGTGGCTTTGCCACCACGCCGACCGTGGCCGCTCTGCTCATGCAGCGCGTCAAGTTCACCAGCACCGCCTCGCCCCTGTGGGAAGGCAACCTGTGGGACGGCCAGATGATGGGATTCCCCGCCATGTCCAGCCTGCAGATGGCCGCCGGCACCGCGCTGTTCGGCGACTGGCAGCAGGTGGTGGTGGGCGAGTGGGGCGTCTTGCAGGTCGAGGTGAACCCCTACGCCAACTTCCAGGCGGGGATCGTCGGCGTGCGCGCCATCGTCACCGTGGACGTGGGCGTGCGCTACGCCGGCGCTTTCAGCTACCGGTCGAGCATCACCTGAACATGGTGGTCAAGGCCAAGGACAGCCCGCTGGTTGCGGGCGCCGAACCGGCCGCAGCCGGGGCTGGCAACACGGTGGCGGTGCGCGTGTTGTCCCAGTTCCGGCTGCCGGGCCGGGAAGACCCGACCCCGGGCGACGTGGTGCAACTGCACCCGGCCCTGGTGGCGGAACTGCTCATGTACGGCCGCGTGGAAATCGCGGCCAAGGGGAACTGACATGCTGCACTACGTTGGCAGCCAGACCACCTACACGTCGAGCATCGCCCCGCAGTCCTGCGCGGCCGGTGCCACGAACGGGGGCTGGGTCGACATCACGCAGGCTGAAGGCGAAGTGGTCGTGCCCATTCTGGTGGGCGCTGTCACCGGCTCGGTCATCGTCAAGGTGCAAGACGCCACCGACACGTCCGGCACCGGTGCGGCCGACCTGTCGGGCGTGGTCACCGCATCGCTGAGCGCGGCCAACACCGCCACCAAGCTGGTGTTCCCGGCTTCGTCGGCCCGCCAGGCCGTGCGCGTGGTGGCCACGGTCACCACGGGCCCGGTGTTCGTCGGCTCGTCTGTGGGCGTCGTGCCCAAGATCGCCTGACCCCATGGCCCTGGTCGAAGACCTCACCCCCTTCTTTGCCGACTTCGGCGAAGCGGGCACGCTCGACGGCAACGCCGTGCGGGTGATCTTCGACGCGCCCATGGAATCGGCCACCGCGGTGCCGGGGCAGTACGCCACCACGCCGCAGGCGCAGATCGCCACCGCCAGCGTGCCGGCCAGCGTGGAGGGCACCACCCTCTCGCTGAACCGGGGCGCGTTCATCGTGCGCGAGCGGGTGGACGACGGCACCGGGCTGTCGCTGCTGCTGCTGTCGCTGGCGCCGTGAGGGCCGACCGATGAGCGCCTTCCTGTCCCTCACCGAAGCCCTGCGCGCAGCGCTGGCCGCCGCCCTGCCAGGCGTGCAGGTCACGCGCGGCCGCGCGGTGCCGCTGTCGGCCGGCACCGACCAGGGCGTGCTCATCAACGCCAAGGCCAGCCGCGCCGCGCAGCTCGACATCAACGGCGACGCGCTGCAGTGGGAAACCACCGTGGCCGTGACGCTGTACGCCCGCGCCGCCATCAACAGCGACGCCGAGGCCGCCATCGACCCGCTGCTGCTCAGCGTGTGGGCCGCGCTGGTGGGCATCACGCCGCCCGCTGGCGTCTACGGCATCACGCTGGACCCGTCCATCACCTGGGACATCGAGGAAGCCGACCAGGTGCTGGTCAGCGCTTCGATGGCCCTGCGCATCAACCACTACACCACCGGCGCCGCGCTGGCTGCCGCCTGATCCACCCGCCACCACCAGGAGCGATTCCATGGCTTACTACCCCGTCACCGGCGCGCGGCTCTACATCCAGAGCGCCATCGCCGCCACCAAGACCATCAGCGCGTTGACCAACGCGTCGCCGCCGGTGGCCACGTCCACCGCCCACGGCTACACCACCAACGACGAAGTGCTGGTGCTCAACGGCTGGGAAGACACCAACTATTCGGTGTTCCGCACCAACGTCATCGACGCCAACAGCTTCAGCCTGCTGGGCTTCGACGCGAGCGACACCACCTGGTATCCGGCCGGCAGCGGCACGGGCACGGCACAGAAGATCACCACCTGGACCAGCATCGGCCAGGTGCTGGGCGTGCAGTCCAGCGGTGGTGACCCGCGCAACATCACCGTGCAGCCCATCGACAAGCGCAACCCGGTGAACATTCCGGTGGGCTTCAACGCGTCGAGCCTCACGCTCACCATCGGCTACGACCCGTCGCAAACCGCGCAGGTGGAAATGCTCACCGCGTCGCGCTCGCTGGCCAAGCGTGCCATCAAGTTTGCCCTGCCCGGCGGCGGTTACGCGTACAGCTACGGCACGGTTGCGCTGAGCAACGTGCCCACCTTCGACACCAACAGCGTGATGCAGGTCACCTGCGCGCTGTCGGTTGACGGTCTGTTCACCAAGTATTGAGCCGGGAGCCCGCGTGCAGAAATTCCGCCTGGTCGTCAGCGACACCCTGCGCTTTGCGGCGCGCTTCGCGTTCAACGACGAGGGCGCCGAACGCCTGTTCGTCGCCAAGCTGCAGGCCCGGCGCACGCCGGGCGTGCAGTTCGAAGCAGCGCTGCGCGAGCAGCCGGTGTTCGTGGACTTCCTGCGCGGCCGCGGGCTCACGCTGCTGGGCTGGGAAGGTGACAGCCCCCTGGTGGACGAACAGGGCAACGCCGCGCCGGCCAACGCCGACGCGCTGGACGCCCTGCTGGCCGAACCCGGCATGCCCAACGTGCTGCTGGCCGCCTACGTGGAAGCCAACGGCGCCAAGGCCAAGCTGGGAAACTGAAGGAGCTGGGCCGGCTGCTCGGTGCGGGACAGCTGGCCACGGGTGACACCGATGCGCAACCACCTGCACAGCCTGAACCCACCGCGCCGGCCGACGTGCCAGACGCGGGCGACGAACCACGCCGCCCGCGCCAAGCGCTGGAGTTTCGCGCGGTTGACGCCGAGCCGCCGGCTGTGTTCGAACTGTGGGCCGAGCACGCACCCGTGCTGCGGCTGTGGTGGGGCGTGTCCACTCAGTGGCGCATCAGCGACGGCCAGCGCACCGGGCTCGACTATCCAGGCGTGCGCGCCGCGCCTGCGTTTCGCGCCTTGTCGCGTGCCGACCGTGAAAGCCTGTTCGATGACCTGGTGGCAGTCGAGCATGCCTACGTGTCGGAACTCGGCCGGCAGGCCCAAATCCGCGCCAGCATGCGCGCTGCGCAGCAAGGCCTGGGCGGCCTGCCGGGCTGAGGTGCGCGCATGAGCACCACCGAAGTCAAGGTCAAGATCGGCCTGGAAGGCGCGCAGCAGGTACAAGCCGGCGCGCAAGCGGCCGCGCAGGCGCTGCAGGGCCTGGGCCAGAAGACGCAAGCCTTCGGCCAGGGCGCGCAGCTCACCGGCTACCAAACGGCGCAGCTGTCGGCGCAGCTGCAAGACTTCTTCGTCCAGGTGCAGGGCGGCACCAACCCGCTCACCGCACTGGCGCAGCAGGGCAGCCAGCTCGGCACCGTGTTTGACGGCGCCGGCAATGCGCTGCGCGCCGTGGTGTCGCTGGTCACGCCCACCGTGGCGGTGTTCGGCGCTGCCGCGGCGGCCATCGGCACGCTTGGATATGCCTTCGTCAACGGCGCCCGCGAGCAGCAGGCTTTCGCCAAGGCCATGGTGATGACGGGCAACGCCGCGGGCGTGACGTCCAGCCAGTTGAACGAAATGGCCAAGGCCGTGGCCACGTTCGGCAGCACGCGCGGCCAAGGCGCCGACGTGCTGGCGCAGCTGGTGGCCACCGGCCAGGTGGCGCGCACTGCGCTGGCCGGTGCGGCCGAAGCCGCCATCAAACTCGAGCGCGACGGCGGCGTGGCCATCAAGGACACGGTGCAGGCGTTTGCGGACCTAGGCCGCACGCCGGTCGAGACGCTAAAGAAGCTGGACGAGAGCCAGCACTTTCTGACGGCCAGCACCTACAAACAGGTGATGGCCCTGTCTGAAGCCGGAAAGGCGGCCGAGGCTGCCCGCGTGGCCCAGGAGGCCTACGCCAACGCGTCAAAGGCGCGTATGGCTGAGCTGCAATCGCAGCTGGGCGCTGTCGAGACCGCATGGCGCGACATCAAGAAGATTGCCGCCGAAGCCTGGGGTGCCATCCTCAACGTGGGGGCGCCTGTAACGCTGCAGGACCAATTCGCAGCCTTGCAGGCTAAGCTGGAAACCGCACAGAAGGCGCCCGAGGGTGAGCGCAGCGCCGCGCGCCAGAAGTTCATCGACGACGCAAAGCAGCGCGTGGAGGTGCTGCGCCAGCAGATCTACGCAGAGCAAGAAGCGGCGCAAGCAATGGCCGATGGGGTCGAGGCCGGTAACAAGGCCAAGAAGAAGGCCGAGGAACTGGCCGAAGCGCGCAAGAAGGCCGCCGAAGAACTCAAGCGCATGATCGAGGCGGGCCGCGAGCTGGTGCACGCTGAAGACCTCAAGAGCGCTGGCTTCGATCCCGGGTTCCTGAAGCAGATGCAGGAACTGCAGGCCTACGCCAAGGCCAGCAGCATGAGCGTGGAGCGGCTGCAGCAAGCCATCGCCGGCCTGATCGCGCAGCAGCCGTTCGCGCAGGCCGCTGTCAAGGCCGCCGAAGACGTGGCCAAGTCGCGGGCCGACTTCCGGCGGCAGGAAGAACAGGCCATTGCGTCTTACATCCAGCAGACCGAGAAAGAGCGCGAAGCCGTGCTCAAGTCGGTGCGCGACAAGACGCAGGCCACCGAAGACGAAGTGAAGGCCTTGGGCATCGCCCGCGAGCGCAACGTCTCGCTGGCCGAGGCCATGGAAGTGGTGATCCTCAAGCGGCTGGAGGACAAGAAGGCCAACTACGAGCCCGGCAGCGAGCCGTACCTGGCCGTGGAGCGTGAGATCGAAGCGCGCCAGCGCTTGCTGCAGGTGATGGGCGACAAGCGCGTGCTGGAAGCCAACCAGCACGCCGCCGACGAAATGCTGCGCGCCTGGCAAAGCGTCGCGCAGCAGGTTGGCGAAGGCCTTGCAGATGCGCTGATGCAGGGCGGAAAGTCGGCCGCCGACTACCTGCGCAACCTGTTCAAGTCGCTGGTGCTCAAGCCCATCATCCAGGCTGCGGTTCAGCCGTATGTGAATGCAGTGGTGGGGGCAGTGTCGGGCGGCACGGCGGCCGGTGGTTCGGGCGCCAACTTGATGCAGCTCGGGAGCGCCGCCAACACCGGATACAACCTCTACACCGGCAGCGGCATCTACGGCCAAGCCGCTGCAGCTGGGAACTACGCGTCGGTGTACAGCGGCCAAGCCTACGGCACCGCCTTTGGCAGCGAGCAATCGGCCATGCTGGCGGCGCAAGAGTCTGGCATGGTCAGCCCGGCCGGTGGGTCAGCCATGAGCACCTGGGGTGCCTACGCCGGCTACGCCGCCATGATCTATGCGGCCGCGCAGTACGCCAGCAGCCTGTATGACAAGGGCTTCACCGGCAGTGCGCAACTGAACGACAAGTGGTGGTATCAGCTCAGCGACAAGAACCTGCAAACCAAGCTGCTGAAAGGCCTGGGCCTGTCCGACAAGTGGGCCGAGATCCTGGGCGGCAGCGTGCGCTGGAACCACATGTTTGGCCGCGCGGCGCCGCGCATTGAAGCGCAAGGCATCACTGGAACATTCGGCGCTGGTGACTTTAGCGGGCAGGCGTTTGCCGACGTGGTGGAAAAGGGCGGACTGTTCCGCAGCGACAAGCGCTACACCAACTTCGCCGCATTGCCGGACGACATTGGCAAATTCCTGGATGACGCGTCCAAGGCCATGCTGGAGCAAGCCCAGGCCTACGGCGCCGCTCTGGGTTTGCCGGCAGATGTCCTGAAGGGTGTGAACCAGCAAGCCCGCATCGAGCTGACCGACGATGCGGAAAAGAACAAGGACGCGCTGCTGAAGGCGCTGGCGGGCTACGGTGACGCGCTGGTGGAGTCGTGGTCCGCTGCCATCAAGCCGCTGGCGCAGTACGGCGAGAGCACCGCGCAGACCATCGAACGCGTGGCCACGGCGTTGGGCGGCGTGAATGACGTGCTGAAGGCGTTGGGCCTGACGGCCTATGACGCCTCGGTCACCGGCGCCGGCAATGCGCTGGCGCTGCAGAACCTGTTCGGTGGCCTGGGCAACCTGCAGACGGCCGGCGGCAGCTTCCTGCAAAACTTCTTCAGCGACCAGCAGCGAAAGGACATGACGCTGGGCGGCATCAGCGGCGCGCTGGCCGAAGTGGGCGTGTCGCTGCCGGCCACGCGTGACGCGTTCCGCGAGCTGGTGCAGGCGCAAGACCTCAGCACCGAAGCCGGCCGCAAAGCCTTTGCGGTGCTGATGAGCGTGTCCGACGCCTTTGCCGCGGTGGTTGAAGCCGGCCGCAGCGCTGCCGAGGTGGCCCAGGAACGCTATGACCTTGAAACGCAGCTGCTGCAACTGCAGGGCGACGCCGCCAAACTGCTGGAGCGCGAACGCGCCAAGCTCGACCCGTCCAACTATGACCTGTTCGACGCCATCCAGGCGCTGAAGGCGCGCAAGGCCGAAGAAGACTCCGCCGCCAAGGCTGCCGACGCTGCTGCCGCGGCCCGCCAGGCTGAGGCCGATGCTGCTGCCTCCATGTACGCCGAAATGCAGCGCCAGGCCGAAGCCGCCCGCGCCGCCTGGTCGCAGGTGTGGGGCAGCATGGCCGACCAGATCAAGAAGCTGCGCGGCCAGGACAGCAACCCCGCCGCGATGCTGGCCCAGTTCGCCACGGCCACGGCGCAGGCGCGGTCGGGCAACATCGAGGCGGCCAAGCTGCTGCCGGGCCTGTCGCAGGGCCTCGCCGACAACGCGCTGGCCACGGCCGGCAGCCGCGTGGAATATGACGTGCTGCGCGCCCAGCTGGCTGCGTCGCTGGAACGCACCATGGTCGTCACCGGTGCCCCGGCGGAAACCCTGGCCGGGCTGCGCACCGATATTCAGGACATGCGCGCCGACATGGTGGACCTGCAGGCGCAGGCCATCACGCAGGCCAAGCGGCTGGCCGACCTGCTGGCCAAGTTCGACGTGGACGGCATGCCGCCGGTGCGCCCATGACGGTCGTCGTTGTCAAGCCCACCACCATCACCGGCGCCATGCTGGTGAGCACCACGCTGGCCGAAGACTCGGCCGCGGCGTGGTCGTCTGGCTCCACCTACGCCGCAGGCGACCAGGTGCACCTGGCCAGCACCCACCGCCGCTATCAGAGCCTGCAGGGCAGCAACACCAACCACGACCCCAGCAGCGCCGCGTCGGCCGCCTGGTGGGTCGACATCGGCGCCACCAACCGCTGGGCCATGTTCGACCAGAGCCTGGGCAGCCTGACGGTGGCGCCGCTCAGCTTCAGCGTGACCGTGGCGCCCGGCGCCATCACCGCGCTGGCGCTGCTGCAACTGCAGGCCGCCGAGCTGCGCGTGACCATGCGCGACACGCCCGGCGGCGCGACGGTCTATGACCAGACCCACGACCTGAGCAGCACCGCCATCAGCGACGCGTGGGAGTACTGCTTTGCGCCGCTGGACTACCGCACCGAATTCGTGCTGCGCGACCTGCCGTCGTTTGGCCTGTGCGAGGTGGACATTACCGTCACCGGCGACGGCACCAGCCAGGTGCAGGTCGGCGAGGTGGCCATGGGGCCTGCCTACAGCCTGGGCGACTACCCGCACAACGTGACCCTGGGAATCCAGGACTACAGCCGCAAAAGCACCGACGACTTCGGCGTGACCACGCTGGTGCGCCGCAGCTACGCCCGCAAGATGGATCTGCGGTTTGTGCTGGATGGCAGCCAGCTGTCGAAGGTCTATTCAGTCCTCAGCAACCTGCGCGCAACGCCGTGCGTGTGGGTGCCCAGTGACGACGCCGCGCTGGACGCGTGCATCGTCTACGGCTGGGCCGGGAGTTTCAGCATCGACGCGCAAACCCGCGCGAAACACTACTGCAGTGTGCAAGTGGAAGGCCTGACATGAGAACCGTTACCGCAAGGCCCAACCGCACCATGGGCCGCGCAAATTTCGTCAGCGAAATGAACGCGTTTTTCGACCAGGTGCCCGACGCGTTCGATGACTTGTCGGTCGCCCAGGCGCTGATCGACGCCGCGGTGACCACCGTCACCAGCGGCCTGGCCGCCGGGCTGTGGGTCAGCGGCACCACCTACGCCATCGGCGACAAGCGCTACAGCCCGGCCACGGGCCTGCTGTACCTGCGCACGACGGCCGGCGCCGGAACGACCGACCCCAGCGCGGACACCACGAACTGGCGCGTGCTGGCGGTGCAGCTGCCCGCGCTGCAGGTGTCGTCGGCCACCACGGTGACGGCCACGCCCAGCAGCCGCCACGCGCTGACGTCCACCAGCGCTGTGACGTTCAAGTTTCCCGCCTCACCCGCGGCCGGCGATTGGGTCTTTGTGAAGTTCGCCAACGGCCGCCAGGACAACGTGCTGGACGGCAACGGCGCCAACCTGGAAGGACAGGGCGCCACCATCACGGTGGACCTGCCGGGCTACGGCAGCGTGTGGTCCTACATCAACAGCACATACGGCTGGGGAGAGATCTGATGCCTTCCTTGAGCAGCTTGCGCAACGTCGACACGCGCAAATGGGTGAGCGGCACCACCTATGGCGCCGACACCATCGTCTGGAGCCCGGTCAACTACCTGATGTATGTGCGCACGGTGGCCGGCAGCGGCACCACGGACCCCAGCGCCGACGCCACCAACTGGGCGCGGTGGGGGCCGACGAAGCTGAAGTCGCTGCAGCGCGGCGTGATCACCGTCAACGCGGGCAGCTTTACCGGCACGGCCACCATCTCGGCCGTCAACACCGCGAAGGCTCGCCTTCGATTCTTGGGCGGCGGCCCCAGCGTGGCCTGGGGCAACAACGCGACTTATGGGTGCAGGCTGTCGCTCAGCAGCGCAACCCAAGTGGCGCTGGAAATCCCGCAGGCATTGGCAGGCACCTATCAGGCGTCCTTTGAAATCGACGAGGACTGGTGATGCAAACGTATGCCCAAGTGAACGAGGCCGGCGTGTGCGTCGGCCTGCTCCAGGTGGAGCTGGCCGCGGGCCCTCCGCAGTTCGGCGCCAACATGGTCGAGGTGGCCGCCATGGACACCAGCCTCATTGGCCGCACTTACAGCGCCGGCACCTGGAGCGCCGCGCCGACCCCTGGAGCGCCGACCGAAGTCACCATGCGCCAGGCCCGTCTGGCGCTGCTGGGTGCGGGTCACCTGTCCGCAGTGGAGGCGGCCATCAACGCACTGGCCGAGCCCGCCAAGACCGTGGCGCGCATCGAGTGGGATTACAGCAACACGCTGCAGCGCGCCAATCCGTTGGTGGCGCAGCTGGCGACGGCGCTGGGCCTGACAAGCGAGCAGGTCGACGCGCTGTTCACGGCGGCGGCGGCGCTGTAGGTCACGACGATGGGCACGCTGCACCTGATCTTCAGCCGGCGCCGCTCGCTGGGCAGCTGGTTGATCCGCATCTTCTGCTGGTCGCGCTGGTCGCATGTGTCCATCGTCTACCACGGCGACGACCTGATCGACGCCACGCTCACGCACGGCGGCGTGCGCATGCGGCGCGTGGCCGATCTGCTGCGCGAAGCCAGCGCGGTGGAGTGGGTGCAGGTGGACGTGCCCGATGAGGCGGCCGCGCTCGACTGGCTGGCCGGGCAGTTGGGGCGCCGGTATGACTGGACGGCGGTTGTCGGATTCGTTTTCCGCGCCGGATGGGCCGACCCGGACAAGTGGTTCTGCAGCGAACTGGCCGCGGCCGCCGTCCAGAAAGGCGGGCGCAAGCTGCTGCGCGAGGAACTGGCGCGCGTGACCCCGGGCCTGTTGTGGGCCGTGACGTGAACAACAGGAGGGGCCAATGCCCGACAGCGGACGTGTGAACGTGGCCGATTGGGAGGCGCTGGTCGAAACGCAGAGGCGCCAGGAGGCGCAGATTCGGGTCATTGCGTCCGGCCACGCTCAACTGGCCAGCCAGATGGCAGAGGTCGTTGTGTCGCTGCGGCATCACGACGAGTTGTTCCGCCAGTCGCGCGATGACTCGCGCGCCATCCTTGACGGCCTGCAAGATCTCAAGACCACGGTGGTGCAGCATGTCACCGCGTCTCAGGAACGGCATACGGCCCTTGACGCCAGGGTGACGGCCACGGCCGAGGCTGTCGAGTCGTGGACCGCCACGAAACACACCGCGGCCGGCATTAAGTGGGTGTTGGGCCTGGTCGGCGTAGTGGCCGCAACGGCTGCCGCGGCATGGGGGCTGTTCAAGGGCGGCGGCACGCCGCCCGGGATCGGCCCGCAGTGAGCACCGCGCGGGCCTTCATCGGCGGCCTGGCCTTGGTGTCGGCGTCGGCTGCCACCTTCATCGGCGTGCGTGAAGGCACGCGCCTGGAGGTGTATGCCGACGTGGGCGGCGTGCCGACTGTCTGCGACGGCGTGGTGGTGCCGGGCGTGCCCATCGGCACCAAATACAGCAAGGCCCAATGCGACGACCTGACGCGCGGCGCGCTGCAGAAACATGCCGAGGCGCTGGCCGCCTGCACGGTGGAGCGCGGCGCGCACCTGAAGCAGTACGAGTTCGACGCGCTTCTGAGCCTGTCCTACAACGTCGGGCCGGCGGCAGTGTGTGGCAGCTGCCTGCCGGGCAAGGAATGCCTGGGCGACCTGGTGCGCGCCGGCAAGATGTCCGAGGCATGCGACCGCATCCTGGCGTTCGGCAAGGTCCGCATCGACGGCGTGCTGCGCGACTGCGCAGACCCACGGTGGAACTGCCGCGGCATTGCTGTGCGCCGCGCTGACGAGCGCAAGATGTGCAAAGGCGAGGCGTGACCCGCTACGGCAGCCGCAAGTTCCTGGCCGCGCTGGCGGCGCTGGGCTGCGCCTCGTGGGCACTGGCGCAGCACCTGCTCGACGGCGGCGACTACAAGGCCATCGTGCTGGGCACGGTCGGCGCCTACATCGTCGGCAACGTGGCGCAGAAGGCCGTGCAGGCGAAGCAGGAGGCGGCGAAGTGAACCCGCTGACCCTGGCCGCTGTCGTCGCCCTCGTGGCCGGCTTCGTGGGCTTCCTGGGCGGCTCGCATCACCGCGGCGTGCTGGCCGACCGCGACCTGGCCAAGGAGCGGGCGACGTTCGCGCAGGCCCATTCGGTGGCGGCCAGCGCCGCCCAGGCCGCCGAGGCGCAGGCGCGCGCCGAGGAACGGCGCCGCACCTTCCGCGTCATGGAGACTTCCGATGCTGCACAGACCGCTGCCGCGGCTGCCCGCGCTGACGCTGGCCGCGCTGACCGCGCTGCTGGCGAGTTGCGCAGCGCCTACCTCACCCTCGCTGCCGCCGCCACCAGTCGAGCCGGCCAGAATCCCGCCGCTTCCGCAAGCGGCTCGCCAGGCGTCGGCCCCGGGCTGGTGCTTGCCGACGTGCTCGGCCGGGGTGACGAACTTCTACGAAGCTGCGCGGCCGCGCTTGACCAGTCCCGCGTCGCCGGGCTTGCCTGCGAGCGGAGTTACGACACGCTGAGGGCGCCGTGATCCGCTACATGGTCGTGTGGGGGGGCGCGCCGGCCGGTGGCCGGATCGGTGATGACCCAGCGGTACAGGTCGATGGTGTGCATGCCGGCAGGGTAGGGCAGGGCGGCGGCCGCGGCGCGGTCGACGCTGATGGGCTCGATGCGGATCAGCGTGGACACCTGGTCTTGCTTGGTTCGGGGCATGGGTGGTCCGGATCAGGTGATGCTGTCACGCCAACGCGTCCAGCGGGCTGAGCACGCCAGCGGCGCCGGTAGCGGCAACGTGCGTGTAGATCATGGTGGTGCTCACGTCCGCATGGCCCAGCAGCGCCTGGATGGTGCGGATGTCCTTGCCGTC